TGTTAAATATTACATAGAAATTCTAAATACAAAACAAGTGTATACAGAATTTAGAAAAGCTAGAGATATGTCATTTAATAGAGATCCTATACGAATGGCAAAAGCATTAGATAGTTTTTCTACAAATAAAGAATATGAAAAACATGTTATTGAGGTTATACATAAATTAAGAAATGGAACTAAGTAAAAGCTTTACATTAAACGAATTAACAAAGTCTCAAGAGGCTTTAAGACTTGGTATAGATAATACACCAAATGACGAACATATAGAAAATTTAAAAATACTTTGTGAAAACATATTACAACCAATAAGAGATTTTTATGGAATGCCAGTATCCGTGAGCTCTGGTTACAGATCAGCAGAACTATGCAAGGCTATCGGATCAAGCTCCACGAGCCAGCACACGCGCGGGGAAGCAGCAGACTTTGAAGTATTTGGAGTAGCTAATAAAGATTTAAGTGATTGGATAGTAAGTAATCTTAATTTTGATCAATGTATACTTGAGTTCTGGAACATAACTGAGCCTAATAGTGGATGGGTTCATTGTAGTTTTTCAAAAAAATACAACAAGAAGCAGTACTTGAAGGCAGGGAAGGTAAATGGTAAAATTGTTTATTCACCAATGTTTTAAATTATGGCTATAGGAAGATCACAAATACCACAACAGATTGAAGGCAAGATTAGAGGGGCTAAACCATCACGAGCCATGCTTGCTGCTAAAAGAAAAAAGGTTAAAAAATAATGGGTGATATATCTTTAAAAGGAAAAGGTAAAGCTTTTTTAAAAATGGTAAAAGATTTAAAAAAATCATCTGCATTGCATTTAAAACAGTCTAAATATTTAGAAAAAAATTTAAAAAATTTAAAAAAATAATGGGTAAACTTTGTCCAAAAGGAAAAGCAGCAGCTAAAAGAAAATTTGCAGTATATCCTAGTGCTTATGCAAACATGTATGCAGGTGCTATTTGTTCTGGAAAAATAAAACCAGGTGGTACAAAAAAGAAAATGGGTGGAAGTATTTCACAACAAAGAAAAGAAGTTTCAAGTTATAAGCAAGGTGGTGTTGCTAAAGGTTGTGGCAATATAATGGAAGACAGAAGAAAAGTAACTAAAAAATTTTAATATGAGTTTAAGAAACTGGATTAAAGAGAACTGGGTTGATATTGCAAATAGAAAATCTGATGGTTCATACCCTAAATGTGGTAGAAGTGGTGGAGAAACAAGAAAAAATTACCCAAAATGTGTACCTATTGCTAAAGCTAGAGCTATGAGTAGAGGTCAAAAAGCAAGTGCAGTTTCAAGAAAACAACAAGCTTCTAACATTGGTCCTAAACCAAGCAATGTTAGTACATTTACTAAGAAGTATTATGGTGGTATGATAGACTTATGAAAAAAGAACTTTCACCAAAACAAATGAAAATAGCAGGAGCAGCTGAACCTAGAGATCAGATCACAGGAGATGATTTTGCAGTTTTAAAAAAAGGTATGGCTCAAGGCGGAGAGGTTTTCGAACCAAGAGGTCAAAAACCAATTCAAGTTAAAAAACAATTATCAAGGATTAGATAAATGAACGTAGCTTACAAACAACCTATGGGCGGAGCACATAAGCCTTACAAACTTACAGGTAAAGTTCCTAGCTTAAAAGATAAAAAGCCAGCAAATAAGAAAAAGTAAGGTCATGACTTATGGCTACATCTGGAACAACATCATTTAATTTAGACATCGATGATGTCATTGAAGAGTCATACGAAAGATGTGGTATTCGTAATACTAAAGGTTACGATTTAAAATCATCAAGAAGAAGTTTAAATTTATTATTTTCTGAATGGGGTAACAGAGGTATTCACCTTTGGAAAGTAGAATTAAAAAGTCAATCACTTACAGCTGGGCAAGCTACTTATACAACACCAAGTGATTGTAGTGATGTGTTAGAAGCTTATGTTTCTTCAACAGGAGCTGCGGATACAACATTAGCTACAGCTTTAACAACTGGAGCAACTTCAGTTGTGCTGACTGATGCATCAACATTTAGTTCTTCTGGAACAATTCAAATAGAAGAAGAAACAATAACTTATAGCGGTAAAAGTTCTAATACTCTAACAGGAGCTTCAAGAGGTCAATTTGGATCTACTGCTGCTGCACATACAAGCGGAACAGTGGTTCAAAATTCTTCCGGTGCCGTGACTACTTCAACGAATGATATTTCATTATCAAAGATTGATAGATCAGCGTATGCAGGTTTACCTAATAAAGGACAAACAGGACAACCTTCTCAATATTATGTAGATAGACAAACAAGACCAACTATAAGTTTATATCTTACTCCCGATGCAAACACTTACACATTTTTAAAATATTATTACATACAAAGAATTCAAGATGCAGGTGCCTATACTAATCAAACAGATTTACCTTATAGATTTTTACCATGTATGGTTTCTGGACTTGCATTTTATTTGTCACAAAAATATGCACCAGAAAGAGTACAACCTTTAAAGTTATTATACGAAGATGAATTAGAAAGAGCTTTACAAGAAGATGGTCAAAGAACATCTTTATATATATCACCCTTTACATATTTTGGGAGTATTAATTAATGCCATATGCAAGAGGTAAAAAATCATTAGCTATATCTGATAGATCTGCTCAACAATTTCCATATTTAGAAATGGTAAAAGAGTGGAATGGTTCTATTGTTCACACTTCTGAATTTGAAGCAAAACATCCACAATTAGATCCACCCTATCATCCTGCAGATCCACAGGCTTTAAAAAATCCTAGAGCAGATATAAGACCAGGCGGAGGTTTATTATTACAATTAGATTTAAATTATTGGCCAGGTCAATTTACATCTAATGGAATGCAACCTGGAATAAGTGGAGATATTATAAACGCAAAAAGATCAGCTTTAGTAAGTTTGGGAGAGGTGACTATTGTAGTATGACATACGCAGAATTAGTACAAAAAATTAGAGATTATACTGAGGTTGGTTCAGAAGTTATAACAACAACTATTGTAAATGGTTTTATTAGAGATGCTGAACTTAAAATATTTAGAGAAGCAGATGCAGACTATGCGCGCGAGTACGCGAATTCTACATTTACAGCTAATAATAAATTTATAGCATTACCCAATGCTTCAGGATCATCAGGTAATAATTCATCAAGAAGAGCTTTAGTTGTTCGTTCTGTAGTTGTTACAAATACTTCAAGTGTTCAAGTAGCTTTAGAACCAAGAGATGATACATTTATAACTGAATATAATTCAACAGGTTCAACGGGATTTCCTAAATATTATGCAATGTTTAGAGAAAATGCTATTGAAGTAGCCCCAATTCCTAATTCAGCCTTTGTTGTTGCTTTAGATTATATCTACACACCAGATGGCTTAAGCACTACAAATACAGAAACATATATTAGTTTAAATGCTCCAGAATTATTATTATACGCTTGTTTACTTGAAGCTTTTGCATACTTAAAAGGACCTATGGATATGTACAAACTCTATCAAGAGAAGTATAATGAGGCATTACAAGGATTTGCGTTGGAACAAACAGGTAGAAGACGCAGAGACGAATTTCAGGATGGAGCATTACGACTTAAACTTAATTCACCATCCCCATAACAACTATAAGGAGTACAATATATGGCAATAACACAAGCAGTGTGCAACAGATTTAAATCAGAACTTTTAGGTGGAGTACACGATTTCGATTCAGGTAACGCACAGGTTTTTAAATTAGCATTATATACATCAGCAGCTAACTTATCAGCAGGTACTACAGCTTACACAGCTACAGGAGAAGTTTCTAACACAGGACAATACGTAGCAACTGGTTCAGCATTACAAAGTAAACAAGTTTCATTAGATACAGCAACAGCAATAGTAACTTTTGCAGATTTATCTTTTACAGGAGTTACATTAACTGCAAGAGGAGCAGTAATTTATAATTCATCTGTTTCTAACGCAGCAGTTTGCGTATTAGATTTTGGAGCTGATAAAACTGCAACATCAGGAACATTTACAATTCAATTTCCAGCATTTACAGCAGCAGCAGCTATATTAAGAATCGCATAATTTAGGAGGGCCAGGTGGCAGATATAATTTATATAATATCGCCACTTGGCTTTGCCATATTAGGAGAACAATATTATGGCTGATGTTGTATTTACAGTTACCGTTCCTTTTGGAACAGGTGGAGGTTACTATATAGATGGTGTTCAAAAACCTATTCTTTCCGTTGTAACAGGTGGAACTTTTCTTTTTAATCAAAATGCTGCAACAAATAATGGTCATCCATTAATTTTATCTACAACAACAAGTACAGCTGGAATAATTTCTTCAGGTGTTGTTTATTATTTAGATGGTGTATCTAATGAAACTAATTATCGTAACACAGCTTTATTTAACGCAGCCACAGTAAGATACATAGAAATTACAGTAGCTCAAACAGCAGACTTTTATTATATTTGTAATGTTCATGGTTCAGGTATGGGTAATGTCATGGATGTTACAGTTGATTCATGGGGTGCATTAGGTTGGAGTATTGGTGAATATGGAGATCAACCCGCAAATGTTACAGTAAATATTACAACACCCGGTTCTCCATCTAATTGGGGACAATTTACTTATGGTGAATATTCTTGGGGTCAAATTGTAGGTCTTGATTCAGAACTAGGTGAAGAATCAATTACTACAGAATTAAATGCAGTAGCTCAATTAAGCACAAATATATTAAACTTAACTGTTGGTGTAGAAACAGTTACAGCTGATTCTAATTTAAATTTATCTACAAATTTATTACAAACAACTTTAGGAGATGAAAGTTTAGCAGGTAATGTTGCATTAACATTATCTACAAATATATTAAATACTACAATTGGTGCTTATTCAATTACTGCAGATGGTAATACATCTGAAATAGTTGTTGGATCTTCTTTAAATTCAACAACTGGAGTACTTACAGGAGATGGAGGATCTTCATTTCAAGTAGTAGGTAATGCTTTAAGTATAACTTTAGGTAATGAAAGTTTAACAGCAGATGCCTCATTAACCTTATCTACAAATATATTAAATTTAACAACTGGTACAGTAACTGGTAATGTTGCTACATTAGTTTTAACAGGATCAAGTGTTTTAACAACATCAGGTACAGTTACATTTACTATTGATGGATCTGTTGCTGTTACTGGAGTAAATATGACTAGTTCTACAGGTCGTTTATTTATTACAGCTTGGGCCGTGGTTGATATAGGAGTAACCAATAATTGGAGTGTGGTTGACATAGCGGCTTAATGAAACTAAAATTGGGTATTATACATAATTTATAAATAATTTTTATGCCATCAACCTTTTCAACGGATCTTAAAATTGAACTTATGGCCACGGGTGAAAACTCGGGTACATGGGGAACAAAAACAAATACAAATTTAGACCTAGTACAACAAGCAATCGTTGGTTTTGAATCAATAGCTATCACGTCTACTAATACAACTTTATTAATGACTGATGCTACAATTTCAAATGCTAGAAATGCTGTTCTAAGATTTACAGGTGCAATTACTGCAAACTGTACAGTTTTCGTTGTAGGCGGAATTGAAAAAACATATACTGTTGATAATGCTACAACAGGAGCATTTACTGTAGCACTTAATCAAGTTGGAGGATCTTCTGTTATTTGGGGTACAACAAATAAATCTCATAAATTAGTTTATTTAGATGGTACAAATGCAAATGATATATTAGATGATTTATCAACAATAAGATTACCTAATCAAAATGAAGTAAGATTTGGGGATGCAGATAATTCAAATTATGTAGCATTAAGAGCAGGAGCAACGGTTGCTTCTAACCTATCTTTTACATTACCAACAGCAGATGGTACGTCAGGGCAGGCAATTTTAACAGATGGAGCAGGTGCTTTATCTTTTGGAGCTGCTGGAATTTCAACAGGAAAAGCTATTGCAATGGCAATAGTTTTCGGGTAAAATAACTACGGAGTAATAATTATGGCAAACCCAAATATAGTAAACGTTACAAGTATTTTAGGAGAAACAGTTATAGGTGCATTAACAACAACCTTAACTACAGTTCTTCTTACAAATTCAGCTTCTTCAGGAAAAGTATTTAAAGTAAATTCAGTAATAATTTCAAACGTAGATGGTACAAACGCAGCAGATGTAACTTTTAAACTTGCAACTAATGCTTTAGGAACAAGCGTAGCTTATTCTATTGCATCTACTATTTCTGTTCCTGCGGATGCAGCATTAAATTTAATTGATAAAAATTCTTCTTTCTATTTAATGGAAGATAAAGCTTTAATAGGCGGAGCTAGTGCTAACAGCGATTTAGAATATTTAATTAGCTACGAAATCATAAATTAACCCGGGAGTTCAGGCTATGTCTAATGGCGGAATTATCGGTCCAGTACAAAATCCATTTCAAGGATATCAAGGCGGAACTGTAACATCAATTACAGCATCAACACCTGCATTTAATCGATCACCAACCAATACTGCAGGATTAGCTAATGTATTAGTAGTAGCTGGAGGAGCAGGTGGTGGATCAGGATTTGGTGGAGCTAGAGGAGCAGGTGGTGGAGGTGGAGCAGGTGGTTTTAGATTAATTGCATGTCATCCAATACCGGCTTCAGGAGTTCCAGTAACAATTGGATCAGGTGGATCAGCAGGTTCACCAACAGTAAATGGTGGAGGTGGAACTAATTCTATTTTTGGAACCGCTAGTTCTCCAATTACTTCAACAGGCGGAGGTGGAGGAGCTCCAGGATCTGGATCAACACCAAACGCTGGATCAAATGGAGGATCTGGAGGTGGAGGTGAAACAGGCGGAACAGGAAACACACCACCAGTAAGTCCATCACAAGGAAATCCAGGTGGTTCAAAAAGTAACCCATCATATGGTACTCATTCAGGAGGTGGAGGAGCAGGCGCAGCAGGTACAAATAGTAATGGAGATCCTGCAGGACCAGGTGGAGCAGGTTCACCAGTAA